GTGCGATCATGGCGCTGTACGGCAACATGGCCAACAGCTCCTACTACGGCGTGCGGCAGGGCATCGAGATCGCTTCGAGCGACCAGGTGAACTTCCTCAGCGACCAGACGGTGATTCGCGCCGTGGCTCGCGTGGCGATCACGCACGCCAACCTTGGCACTGACACCGTGGCTGGCCCGATGATCGGCCTGGTGGGTGCGTAAGCCTGACGGCTTGACGAGTGTGCAATCTTGAGCGGGCGGTTCCATACGGGGCCGCCCGCTCTCTTTTTAAGGGTTGCCCATGCTCGTCAAGGTAGGTGGCACTGAAGCCGACATCAGGGTGGAAGCCGTGCTCTCGATGCCTAGGCTGTCGTTTACGGCCAACCACTTCGCATGGGCGCAGGCACTCATGCCGCTGGGCATTCGCCCCACGATGGGCACTGGTGCGTTCTGGGACCAGGTGAACACCCGCGTCATGGAACAGTTCATCGACAAGTGCGAATACCTGCTGACGATCGACTACGACACGTTCTTCACCAAGGAAGACGTGGAACACCTGTTCGCTATGGCGATGACGTTTCAGTGTGACGCCATCACCGGGCTGCAAACCAAGCGTGAAGACGGCCGCCCGATGCTGACGCTGAAGGGCACGCTGGACAATCCACCGGAAGACGGCAAGACAAGCCTGCCTGCTTCGTGGTTTGCCGAGCCTGTGCAGGAGGTGGATACGGCACACTTCGGCCTTACGGTGATATCTACGGCCGCCCTGAAGCGTGCGAAGAAACCTTGGTTCCTTTCGACGCCCGGCCCTGACGGTTCGTGGAACGAAGGCCGCGTCGATCCCGACATCCACTTCTGGAAGAACTGGCGCGAGAGCGGCAACCGCGTGTACATCACGCCCCGCGTGGTTCTCGGGCATGGCGAGTACGTGGTGACGTGGCCGGGGCAGAACCTTGGCACGCCTGTTTTCCAATGGACTACGGATTTCACGAACACCAGCAAGCGACCCGACACTGCATGGAGCGTGCCCCAATGACCAAACTACGAATACTGCGGCCTTTCCGTTCCTACCGCACCGGCCAGGTGGTGGAGATCCCCGGCGGTCTGGCAGCGGAGTTGGTCGCCAAGCGGTTCGCTGCAATCGAGCAGCAGCAGGATTTGCTGGAGACGGCGGCCCTTGATTCTGCCACGGAAACGGCCGACGCCACGCCTAAGCGGAGACGCAGGAAATGATGTACCGCAGCCTTGCTAGAGCGACTGCCCCCGTGGTCGAGCCTGTGACGCTTGCCGAAGCGAAGGCACATTGCCGGATCGACACGGCCACCGACGATGCCTACGTGTCGTCACTGATCACGGCAGCCCGCGAGTGGTGCGAGCAGTACCTCGACCGGACGCTGGTACACACCCAGTGGGTCATGCGGTTCGACAAGTTCCCGCCTGACGGCACCATGGACATCGAACTACCCCGCCCGCCAATGGCAGCGGCTGGCACAACCACAGCGGTGGCCCTGACGTTTACCTATGAGAATGGCACGACGGCCACCTACGGCAGCAGCAGCTACCGGGTGGACCGAAACGCCACACCGGGCAGCGTCAAGACGCTCTACGGGCAGACGTGGCCGCCGCACCTGCAAGACGACAATGCCATCAGCGTGACCTGGTGGGGCGGCTACGGGGCCAGCGGCAGCGATGTGCCTGCGGCGATCCGGCACGCCATGCTGATGCTCGTGGGGATGTGGTTCGAGCGGCGCATGGCGGCCGACTCCATGGGCGGCGATGAGATCCCGTTCGGCGTGAAGTCGCTCCTAGACTCGCAGCGGTGGGGTTCCTACCGATGATCGACCCCGGCAAACTCCGCGAGCGTATCACGGTCCAGATCGCCAGCGGCACAACCAACGCTTTGGGCGAAACGGTGCTGGCGTGGGCGGACTCGTCTGCCGTGTGGGCCAGCGTTGAAGGCGTGAGCGCCCGCGAAGCCTTGGCGGCCGGGCAGCAGGAAACCACGATCAGCCACAAGGTGCGGCTGCGTTACCTGCCGGGACTGACGCAGCAAATGCGGTTCTCTTGGCGGTCCCGCACGCTGGATATTGTCAGTCTGCTAGAGCACGGCAACCGCAGCGAACACGAAGCGATTTGCCAGGAGCAAATTCCCTAATGGCGATGTTCAACGGCGAGCCGATGATTAAGTTGGCCCTTGGCCGTGGCAAGGCTGCAAAGTCTTTGTTTTCCCTTGCGCCGCTGGATGACGTGATTGCCGAACTAAAGAAGCTCGATAAGGACATCAGCAACCGCTACCAAGCCCGTGCCTTAAAGAAGGCGTCGAAGCCCGGCAAGGAAGCCCTGCTGGCACAGGTGCGAAGCATCGGCCAGGTAACCGGCAACCTGCTGGCGAGCGTGACAGATCGCACGAAGAAGTACACGAATAACAAAACGAACACGCCCGTGTCGGTGGTGGTGATCGGCTTCCGTAGGCCGACCGGTGGCGGCAGTCAGCGAATGGCTGAATCGGCCTTTGGCGGTTCTGTGCAGAAGGGGCCGAACCGGGCGTACCACTCTCACCTAGTGGAGTTCGGCACCAAGGGGCGGCGCAGCCCCGGCAAGAGCAAGGTAGTGAAACGCCGCCGTGTGATTCTCGACGGCCGGATCATCACGCTGAAGGATCGACTAAAGGAAAAGCCCAGCAACGCACGCGGCGTAATGTCGTCTGGCTTTAATGACAATTCCTCGCCAGAACAAAAAAAAGGGAAACGACGGCAATTCAAAGGACGCGGCAAGTACCCCATCGACTTCATCGCCACGGGATCGGTCGCCCCCATGCCTGCACTTCGTCCGCTGGAGAAGGCTTTCCGGCAGTCGCTGCCTGCGATGAAAAGCATCCTTGACGTGGAAATGCGGAAGGCGTTGACGAATGCCCTACGTGCCCAGGAGCGCCGCAACAAGGCGGATGGCAAATGAAATCCCCCGAAGCCGTCATGCGAAACGCCCTTGTCACCACAACTGTGGTTTCGTCCATCGTTTCATCTCGGATCTTCCCGCTGCTTGCGCCGCAGTCGGCGGCCCTTCCGTTCATCACCTACCGGCGCAGCGGCATCCGCAGGCAGCAGACTCTTAGCGGCCCGATGGGCGTGCCGCAGGTGAGCGTTGATTTCGACGTGTACGCGGCCACGTACGAAGGTGCCAGGGACTTGGCCGACAAAGTGCGGCAGCGTCTGGATGGGTACGGGGGCACGTTCGACAATGCAGAGGTGAAGCAGGTCTCGCTTGAAAACGAGCAGGACGACTTTGTTCAGCTGGCGGGTGCTGAAATGCCGCCGGTCTATAGCGTCAAACTATCGTTCGATTGTTGGTGGCAGGAGATTTAAAAAATGTCAACGCCCCATGCCGGATCAGGAACAACGTTTACTTTCGCTGGCACCGGCTACACCGTCACCAATATCACGTACTCGCTGAACGATACGGCAGCGAACGACACTATCGACATCAGCCACCTCGGCCTGACTGTTGGGGCTGCCGTTCTCACGCTGGACCGGCCGCTGAGTGGCTCAGCGACCGACACTGGCCGCGAGGTGCAGATCGACTACATCGGCTCCGGCGTCATTGCTGACGGTGCTACCGGCACACTGGCTATCACTGGCGGGCTGTCGCTCTCGAAGGCCGCCACTGTCTCCGCATCGAGCGTCACGCTTGCCGTGAACGATGTCATCCGTGGCAGTGCTACCTTCCGCGTTGCCCGCTAGTTCACGGGAGGTTTTCCCGTGGCAAGTTACAGCACAGGCATTACGGTCACGTTCAACGGCGCGGCCGCCACGGAAGTTACGGGCCTGTCGTGGACGTGGGGCGGCGGATTGCCCAAAGGCCGCAGCGTTGTCTGGACTGACGATGCTGGCTCTGTCAGCGTTCAGACGATTGGCGTCGTAAGCACCGCCCCCTATGGAACTCTCGGCACGCTGACGATTACCGGCGGCGGCATGAACTTGACGTGCACTGCATGCTGTACTTCCGTGAGTGCGGCGGCAGAACTCAACGGAGTGACGCGCTACACCGTCGAGTTTCAAATCATCCAATAAGGCAACCAATGTCACTGACAAGAGAACAGATCGACGCAGCAGACGACGCCAAGATCATCAAGGTGCAAGCCTTCGGCGGCGAATGCTGCTTGCGGCTGATGAGCGTGGGCGAACGCGACTCCTACGAGATGAAGCTAGTCGAGGCGGGCGGCAAGGCTATTCCCGACTTTCGCTCTGAACTGCTGTCGCGGACGCTCTGTGATGAGAAGGGCAACCTGATCTTCCCCGGTGAAGAAGGTGTTGAAGCCTTGAAGGTTCGCAGCAGCGACCAGATGCACAAACTGTGGCAAGCGGCCATGAAGCACAACGCACTGACTGAGGAGGAGATCAAGAGACTAGCGGGGGAATAAACGCCCGTCCGACGTTGCATTTCAAAATGCGTCTGGCGGGCCACCTTCGGATGACGTTGGAACAAATCGACGCAATGGATTCACGGGAGTTCAGTCGATGGATCGCGTACTCCCGGTGGTTCAGCCCGCTCGAAGATTCATGGACGCAGACCGGGATGCTTGCCAGTGCGATGCTGGCCCCGTACTGCCCGAAGGGCAAGACTCCAACCGCTGGCGATTTCATACCGATCGAAGACAAGGCACCGAAGCACTGGACGCAGATCCACTCGGTGCTTGAGCAGATGAAGAAGGACTTGGAAGGCTAGGCATGGCAAGCATCGGGCTAGGATTTACGCTGTCGGCAAATGCTCAAGGCATGTCCTCGGGTATCAATGCCGGTGTCGTTGAACTCCAGAAGCTCGGGTATGCCGCCAAGAAAACCCAGCAAGACGTTTCGACGCTGAAGACGATCGAACTTTCGCGGGTGTTCCTGTCGAGCGTTCAGACCGTCGCCGGTGCGTTCAACTCCTTTGTGGCTGGCTCTGCCTCTGCTGTGGCATCGGTGGACGATCTCAGCAAGCGGACAGGCGTTTCCACGCAGACGCTTCAGGCGTACCAGTTCGCGGCCGAACAGTCTGGCGTGAGCGTCGAGACGTTCGGCAAGGGTGTCCAGAAGCTTGGCATCAACCTGGGCGAAGCCCAGACCGGCAACAAGGGTGCCATCAAGTCTTTCGCGGATCTCGGGCTGTCGGTGCAGGAACTTTCCCGGTTGTCGCCAGAGGCTGCCTTCGAGGCTGTCGCGGCGGCGATCTCCCAGCTGCCCGGCCCGGCCCAGCAAGCGGCGGCGGCCGTCAGCCTGTTCGGCAAGAGCGGTGCCGAACTGGTGCCGGTGTTTGCGGAAGGTGCTGGCTATCTCGCGGAGATGCGTGCCGAAGCGGAGCGGCTGGGCCTGGTGCTGAGCAAGGACCAGGTGCAAGGGCTGGCAACGCTGGATGACTCAATAGGGAAAGTCTCTGCCACGTTCAAGGCGTTTCAGGCTCGCGTGACGGCCGAACTGGCACCGTCGCTGATTGCTGCCGCTGAAAGCGCAGCCACGTTCATTGCAGCACTCGACGTTCAGGAGGTGGCGAAGTCTGCGGAAGCAGCGATCGGTGGCGTGGTCGAGGTCGCCAGGGCTGCGGCTGATGCGTTTATTGTGGTGTTTCAGGCGACGGCACCGCTGGCGTCTACGATCTTTCCGATCATCGCTGACACGCTCGGGTTCATTGCAAAGAACCTGCAAGGTGCCGCTCTTGGAGGATTGGCAGCGGCTGGTTCCTTTGCTGCCTACAGCCTGTCGTGCGTGTCGGCATCAGCCGCAACGGCATTTTTCACGGCAGCCATCACCACGCTGCTTTCTCGCAGTGGCATCGGGCTTCTTGTTGTCGTGCTCGGGGCGGCGGCTGGTGCGTTTGCCAACTACGCACTGGCTGGCGATTCCGGTGCCAGTGAAGTTTCTGCTGCCGTTCAGAAGAACCAAGAGGATCTGAAAAAGGTTGAAGAGGCGATCAACAAGGGCACGGCAGCTGCAAAGAACTTCGCCGCCGAAGCACAGTTGGCGTTCACGCTTCCGGCCCAGATCACCAACGAAACGCTGCTGCAAGGCACGGTTGAATCGGCTGCGTCTGCCTTCAAAAAGTTCGCCCAAGACGCTGGCAACCTTGGCTCTGTCCCGAAGGAACTCACCGACGCATTTGATGCCTTGCAGGTGGACATCGACAACGCCAACAGCGGCGCAGTCGAGGCGGCGGCAGGGCAGCAACTCATAGCCCAATCCGCCAACGAAGTGCTGGCAGTCATTGGGAAGATCACAGACGCACGCAAGGAAGAAGAGGATGCCACCAAGCGGGTAGCCGACGCATCAGCCAAGGCCACAGAAGAGGCCCGCAAGCGTGTTCAGGAACTTGTGCAGTCTGGGCTGCCAGAGTCGGAGAAATCCCGCCTGACGCTCTCGCAGGATCTGCTGGCGATTAGCCAGACGATTGCCGACTCAGAGAAGGCGCTAGCTGACGCCCGTAAGGCTGGCGATGCCGTGGCGATCCAGCAGGCGCAAGAGCGGCTGCTGCTCACGCAAGAGACGGCGGCGGCTGCCACGGATGCGGCCAGGCAGCAGGCACGGGACCGTGAACTGTCATCGCTGGGGCTTGATAAAGCCCTGCTGAAGCCTGTCGAGACGGTGAAGGATCAATTCATCAAGGTTCGCCAGGCGTTCGACAAGGGTCTAATCGACGGCGGCCAGGCACGCACTGCACTTGAAAACCTTGCCGCCGAAGGCATCAGCATCCGCAAGGAGATCGCCGCCGAACTGGCCCAGCCTTCGCAGCAGGCATTGCAGGCCAACGACATTCGCACACAGGAGGGTGCTTCTCAGTTCCTGGCGTTGGCGACCGGCCGCCAAGATCCTGCACTCGAACAGCGGCGTGCCCAGCTGGCGAAGCTCGAAGAGATCAAGCAGGCGATCAAGGCGACCGGCGCGAACCCCGTAGAAATCATTGGTGCCTAATGGCTGTTGTTTCCTACCGGGAAGTTCTGCCGCGCACGCTGTCGCACAAGTTTGGCGATTCGCCAAACGCTGAGCGCAAGTATGTGGCCACGCTGGACGGTGCGACAACCACGCAAGAGATCATAAATGAAATAGGTATCTTTCACGGTGCATCTCATCCAGAGTTTACCTATCTCAAAATGCTGAACGTGTCGCTGTCGGAGAGCGACAAATACCACGCGGAACTAGCGTTTTCATACGAAGTTCCACAGCAAGATGAATTTGAGTCGAACCCGCTGCTGAGGCCAGACGTGTGGTCTTTTTCGTCTGGCGGGGCCGCTATCCCGACATTCGCTTATTACTCAGGCGACAAGCTAGTGCCGCTCGTGAACTCCGCTGGCGAAGTCATTCACGGCGCGATGGTGGAAGAGGCCGAACTGAGGGCAAGCATTTCTGGGAACAGGCAATCTTTCCCGATGGACATAGCCACCTACGTCACCAACACCGTTAACAACGCCACTTACTTAGGAGCCCCGAAACATAGTTGGAAATGCAACGGCATTGGCGCGCAGCAAACCGTTGAAGTCGTAAACGGTTTTGAAGTGCGTTATTACCAAATCACTGTCGAGCTTTCCTATAGGGCGAGCGGTTGGCCGCTGGTGTTGATTGACCAAGGTTACAACTACAAAGATGGCGACGAACTAAAAAGGTGTTGGGTTGCCGCAGAAGATGGCGAGAAAGTGGCGTCATCCAATCCAATGCCGCTGGCGGCCAACGGGGCAATGCTTTCAGCAGGATCTGAGCCGAGATTACTTGTTCGCCGCGTTCACCGCGAAACGAACTTTGCAACCTATTTCGGCACTCCAACTTTCTAGAAAAACAACATGGGTAGCATCTCATTAATTGCAAATGGCCGAGGGCAAGCCTCTGTCAATTACTCCACAACGGTTAGCCCGCCCGGAGCGATGAGCTGGCGATACGCTAAATTGTTTATCCGTCCAAGTAGGGTTGCGAACCGCGAGAGCGGCATGGCCGCGACGGGCGGCGCGTTTACTACCTCAGGCAATCCCAGCACGATTCTATTTAACGGCGACATATCTATAAAGTGGTTTGCAGACAATCCAAACTGCACGCACTACGCGGGTACGTACAAGATTTTTTTTGTCTACGATTTTGGTTCAGGTTTAGATTACAAACTTATCGAGAGTGGAACCGTATCTGTTTCTGGACCAGTAGGCTCGTGCGACGATGACGCTGGCGACGATGACACCGACGGCGACACTGGCGGCGATGACACTGGCGACGATGACACGCCGGGTGATTCGCCGGAGGGGCCAAATGAGCCAACATCTAACCCGTGCCTTCCTCCGCAGCCTTCGAGTCCTTCGCCAACTCTTCCAACACCATGCGGCGGCGGCGGCGGTACGGGCGGTGCCCGTGGTTTTTCGTGATAATAAGGAGAATTTATCTTGAGCGCTTCAGTTCTGGTTTCGCTTGGTTTTTCCAAGGATGGGTTTTCTGAAACATTCAGCAACCAGCAGACGGCTGTGATGTCGGTCGCTGGATACAGCGTGCGAACTCCGACGCTAGGCACGTCTGCCAGCGCTATATCAACGGCGAACCTATCTTCGGCTGGGCTTACTTTCTTGCGTTCGATGGTAACGACAACGCAGGCAACCTGCACCATTACGTTCGGACGTTTGGTTGATGGAACGTTGCACCCGGTCGTTAGTCTGCGCCCCAATGAGTCGGCAGTATTCCGGCTTGCTGCGGGCGATTATGGCGCGATCGCCGCCGCCGCTGGCTACCGCTTGCAGGTTGCAGTCCTTGAGGGATGAGGCATGACCAAAAAGCCAGATGGCAAATCTGCGAACACCGAGCGGGTTACATTTACGCGGGACTCTGCCGTGCGAATCGGCAAGGCTGTGCGCAAGGTCGAGCACGGCAGCCGTGATATGCTGCCGTATGACTTCGAGCCGAGGCTGTCGGCTGCTGCTGGCAAGACCTTCCGCGTCTGCACCTTCACGGGCGCGTGGGCAATCGACGCCGCAAAGATTGTGACTTTCAAGAACCAGACGACGACGCCGAACACGGTGAGCGCTACGAATCTGTTTCTCGGTCTGCCCGAGAACGGCACGCGAAACTGCGGCATAGCCAAGGACGGCACCGGCTGGTACTTGATTCAATGGCAGATGGACGCGGCCACTGCTCTGAGCGGTGCAACGCTCGGCACGGCATCGCTTGAGTTCAGCCGCATCAACGTGGCATCTCTTGGCACTGCAACGACTGTTTCCATTGCTGTCACCACCTGCTCAACGGCGGCATCCTGATGGCACTCGTAGTGGACGGCGGCGGGCTGGTAAACAAAGGCGGCGCACTCGGCACGGGGGCGGCGTGTTGCTGCAACAAGTGCTGCGATTGCCCAGGCGGCTTCATGGTTTTTTGGAGTCCCGCCTTGTACGGCGGCGGTGCGGATAGCATCTACAACCCAAACACATCGCGAGAGCAAGACAACTCGCGAATTTTTGTGGCTGCGAAGACTTTTGACCAGAGTGCTGTTGAGTTGTTCGTTCCATCATACGTGAGCTGCGACGGGCAATCGGGATTGTTTCGCATACCGATTGTTTCGGCTTCCTTTGGGGCGGAGCTATTTGAAGCGTATTACAGAGCATCTGGCAGTTGCTCCGGGCAACTTACCCTGACGCCTGCGCCCCCTCCTGACGGTGCGTGCGATGATCCAAATAGGTGCCGAGGCAACGTGGTTGCGCTGGCTTTATCGCCGGAAGACTTGACGGACTCTGACTGGATAGATGTGTCTGGCGCTACCATTCAACTGGAGTGTATTGGTTGCTGCTGCGAAGACGGTGTGGCGCAGGCTGGCAAGTCTTATTTGCAGTGTGTTCAAGATGGTGGGCAGTGGCAGTCGTCAATCACCTACAATAACGGGCAAGGGCAGTTTGTCTTTTTAGGCCGATGTTTCGAGTCTGGCTTTTCGTTTCCGCAAGGCCCGCCAGCCTCGGAAGATTCTAGGTGCAGCAACCCGCTTCCATGATTGCCTGCCATCGCCCACACCTCGCCGCCCGCTGCCGCGAACGCGGCTACACGCTTGACGAAGTGCGTGCGTGCATCGTCAGCCAAGACGGCGACACGATCACGGTGGACGAAACGCATCCGGCTTTCCCGCGAACGCCGAAGCCGGGATTTGTGCCGCAGCCGCCCGCGCCGACCCACGGCCCCGGCACTGAACTAAAGAAACTTTTGAAGAAGGTCGGCATCACAGCCAGCCCGAACTGCTCCTGCAACGCCCGCGCAAAACGCATGGATATTGAAGAAGCCCGCGAACCCGGCTGGTGCGAAGCCCACCTCGACGAGATCGTGGGCTGGCTCCGCGAGGAAGCAACGAAGCGCAGCCTGCCGTTCCTTGACGTTGCCGGTAGGGTGCTGGTTCGCCGTGCGATTTCAAACGCCCGCAGGGAGCAGGCCCGTGCCGAGAAAGCCGCCACCGCCGAAGGCAGCGAAGCCTGAGTTCGACGCCAGCCCGTTGGACGAGGAAGACGACGCACCCGCTGGCGGCGGCATTCCCGACGACGATGGCATGGTGTACCTGCGGCGATCGGTAAAGAAGCCGACGAAAGGAGCCAAGCGTGGCAAAGGCAAGAACAAGCCTGCTTGATGACGTGCTGGCGAAGGCGTCGAACGGAAAGCCAGGATTCCGAACATGGTTTGATCGGCTGCCCGCTGACGCTCAAGCGGAACTGTCTGCGGTGCGTGACGCTTATAACCCGAACACCCACCAGACGCGGGCCTACGCTCTGGCAATACTGGAGGCGGCCAAGGAACGCAACTGGGAAACCGGCGGCGTGCAGGCTGTAATCGCTTGGCTAAAAAGACAACGCTAGCCGCAAGCGTGGCCGCGAAACTCCCGCCACCGAAGCCGTCCGCTGACGCGGAGCAGGTGACGCAGCGGCAGGACGGCGACACGCTGGAGGCCCGTAGTACGTCGCGGCGAATCAGGACCGTGGAAGATTTGCTGCGGCATATCCAAGCGGACATGAGCCGATTCGAGATCGCAGCCAGCGAGGCAACGAAGTGGGAGTGCGGCGACGGCGACGGCGGGAGCATTGAGTTGCACCGCGTGTTCGTCAGGCTCAAGCCACGCGGGGGGCCGACGACGATTCAGTGCGTCGAGGCGATGATCGACGCGGCGAAGAAAGAACTGCGGAAGCCCTTGACCAAAACTGTCAAGGCACCCAAGCGGGATGGGCTGTGGCAGGTGCTTGTGGTGGCCGACACGCACTTCGGAAAATACGCATGGGGCAAGACAACCGGCGGCGATGACTACGATCTCGACCAGGCCGAGCTGCTGGTCGGAAACGCGGGCCGCGAACTGCTCGCGGTGGGAGAAGCCCACAAGCCCACTCGCCGCACGATTGCGTTCCTTGGCGATCTCTTCCACTACGACACGCCAACGGGGACAACTACATCGGGCACGCCGCTAGAGCGGGATGGGCGACTCCAGAAGATGATCGCCGTGGGTTGCGACTCGTTGCTGGCGATTGTCGAGCGATCAGCGGAGACGGTGCCCACGGACGTGGTGATCGTCAACGGCAACCATGACGAGGTGCTGACGTGGACTTTTCAACGCATCCTGCTGGAGCGGTTCCGTGGATCAAAGAGCGTGACCGTGAAGGCCGACTTTACTGGGCGGCAGTACCTTGCCCACGGAAAGAACCTGCTGGGCTTCGCTCACGGCCACAAGGCGAAACGCAAACTCCCGCAGATCATGGCGCTCGAAGCATCGCAGCAATGGAGCGCATGCCCGTATCGTGAATGGCACACGGGCCACTTCCATTCGCAGGCTGCGGAGTGGCAGCGACCGATCGAAACGCTCGACGGGGTGATCGTGCGAACCGCACCGGCTCTGTGCCCGCCGGATGATTGGCATTCTGTGAACGGATTCATTGGCGCTAGACAGGCATGCGAAACATTCTTCTATCAGCCGGATGGAGGACTCACCGCCATGCACGTCGCTGCACCAAAAGGAAAGCAATGAACGCACTCGAACTTGAAAACGCCGCATTGCGGAACGCGGTTGAAGAACGTCTGGCTGGCAGCTGCTGCGAAGGGGCAAGGCCGGGATGGAAGGCAGCCACCGAGGCCAGCGCCGCCAAGTACGCCGAACGCCTGAAGGGCGACGGGCTCCTGAACGAAGGGCTGCGGCCCGGCTCGGAAGCGTTCGTTTCCGTGCTTGACGAGATTAGGAATCTCCACTTTCGCAAGACGCTCGACTACGGCTGCGA